GTGATCTTGTACTTGTTATACTGTGCCCCTCCAACTGTGCCGATATTCAATGCCCCGGAAGTCCCGGCAAGCCACTTACCATACCAATCATAGGTAGCCACAATCGTCATTTCAGGGTCCAGCTTTCCATTCGGATCCCGCCCGCTAATCAGGGCAGATAAAAAGCCGGCTGCTGAATTAGCGGATTCCCTGAGGGCAATGGTGTTTGCCATGTCAATATCATACCCGGCAATTACTGCGGCATATGAGGCGAGGGTGAAGCTTGCCGAAAGAAAAACCGGCGGAACCGTCCCTTCATATGTAGGTGAGATCAGGGCAACGTCCGTAACTCCACCCCAAACTCCCGTGAATTCGAACTCTGCGAAAGTTACCTCTCCGGTCTTGCCTGAGAATTTCACATTTCCGCGGCTGCCTATTAACTGTTTTAAAACTCCGTCCTCATAGCAACCGATTGTCAACGATGGGACACCTGAACTGGCAGGCTTATAAGTAACTTTTTCAGCTCCGGCAGTAACGTCCACTACCTCTCCAAAGCCGCAAGCCCTCAGGTACGGGCTGAGAGCAGGAAGATTTGTCAGCGAGTATGCAGAGCCGGCACCTTTCAGCTCGGCCTTAAAACTGACCTTCCCTGATCGTGAGCCGGGAACGTCAGCCATCTTCGACAGGGCCGCGGTTACCGGGTCTCTTGCATTCATCTTGATATCAGGATCGACCTTTGGATCAATTGCCAGAATCCCGCCGTCTGTTGCAGCCAGGGTTTCTGCAGTGCCTTCAGTCGTTTCTATCTTTGCTGCTATTACTCGTCTGCGTGTCAACATTAACTTTTCCCTCCTTTTTTCTCTGTCTTCTCAGGTTCAGGTTTTTGTCCGACAACCTTCACTTTTGAAGCATCGTTGACGGTCACCTTAAAATTAACCGGTTTCTTTTCTTTCTCTTCCATGAAAACCTCCTATACAACTATTCTTTCCGTAACGGAAAGCTTTATTTTGGCATGATGACACAGGACGTTTCCAAACGCCCGGATGTCGATCAGAAGCACTTGTGCCGGTGATGATTTCGGGTTATCACCATCCATATAATACCAGGTTGCGCCGTCTGCAGGTGACCTAAAAACATCACAGATATTATCAATCAAAACCTGAAAAGTCTTGTCTGATGCGTTGGCATCCGACAGGCTCATGTATCCCTCGATGCTGAATTCGTGATGACGGAAAAAGGCTCCATCCTTGTGTTCGATTGCAGATACCCTTGTAATTTCCCAACCGCGTATCTGCTTACTTCCACCTACCGGGGTGTACGAGAACAGGGAAATAAAGGCGCCAAGGTCATTATTCCATCTGTAATAATCATAGACATTCCCCACGTCCGTAACGCCTTCAATCTTTGTCTTGATATCTGCAATGATTGATAGGTATGCACTCATCCTCCCAACCTCCTTGAGATTATATACCCGGCATCTGCAAACATCCGTTTCAGTGCCGGCCAGCCCTTTTCAAGACCTTTCTCAAACATATGTTGGCCCTTTGTTCCATGCCGGGAAATATATTTTGCAATCTTAAATGCAACCTGCCTGGATTCCCGCTCACCTTCTATCTGTAATTTTTTCCGCACCCATAACTGAACCGGATCAACCGGCGGAAAATGAGGCCTTGTTCCTTTCTCAACTGCCTCTGCATATTTATGCGCAGACATCACAACTCCCTTGACTGCCTTGGTGCCACGCCCCTTGACCTCTCCTGCTACTGAGCCAAGCAACCCACCCTGTGCGCCGAAGGCACCGACAGGCGTAAGCTTTTTCACTTCACGCTCAAGCAGCGCTACTGCCTGAGTCATCACATTGTCAAGCTCTCGCTGTAATATTCCAGGGCCCTTACCTTCCATTAATGGACCGTGGGCTGTAACTTTCGCCTTCATCTGCATCAGCGGTACCTCCGCTGGTGTGTCAAACGGTCTCCACCCCAAGGATAGTTGACATCATTATCCTTGACGGCTGAGGCCGCCGTTACGATTGTCCCGTCCCTGATTCCGAGGAAGCGATTGAATAATTCCCTGAACTGTTTTGCCCGCCTGGAAAACTCCCCGGACTTGCTGTGATAATTCACGGCGTCGGCCAGAATTGCCGGGTCTCCCGTCATGGCAAAGGCGTTGGCCAGCATCTCACAACACAGGGCTGCCGCGAGATTCGCAACTGCATCAATATCAGCCGCCGGAATCGTGGCCTCAGTATGCAGTGCCGTATGACGCACACGAAAAGTTTCGGTAGCTGCAGGCGTGGCATTGATCAGCCTGAGTTTTTCACCTGCCGGCAATCTATATATCTTCCAGTCCTCATCCTCAAGCATCGTTTCCGGCACGGCATCTACCGGATACTCGATATCTCTCACATGAGAAAACCCGGAATCCCAAGCCGTGGGCAGTGCGTAGTCATGCCCGCCATCACCGGTGATATCTTCCACTACCTCACGTGGCCGATACTTGGAATATATACTGATTGCCTCCGAGATGTTGCTGTCGAAATCAGTAGGGTCTACAAGCTTTCCTGAAGTATCCTTGACTTTAGCTTTTACATCGTCAATTAATGCCATTTTTCAAACTCTCCCTGGCTGCTCATCAGATTCCCGGCGCCACCCGGAAATTACCCCGGGACGATGCCCGGGATTTCGCTTGTTGAGTTAAGTTAATTCGTTCGCCGAATCGTGAGCAAGACCGTCAGGTCCGTAAGGCTCGGGGTTGTACCCCCCAGAGTAACCACAACAGTAACGGTTGCCTCGTCCGCAATGCTGGTATCGCTTACGGCTGCCTCGTATAGAGTGTTCTGAGCCGCCAAAGACAGGGCCGAACTTAGTATTGACGTCCCGCCCTCCTTAATGTCTACAGTGTAAGTCTCATTCCCGTCGGCACTATCCAGCACTTTTGCATGTGCTGAAACGCCTATAACCTGGGCCTTAAAGGGTATCCGGAAAGTTATAGGGGTCGCCGTTGCCGTTATTGTCCGCGAGAAAGTAAGCGGCACAATTTGGATGCCTGTAATTACTTCCGAGTAATTGGTTGTGGCTGCCTTGCTGATGCCGGGAAGAAAAAGCATCCCGAGGGTAAGGAACATAACCACCAGCGTCAGAATCAAACTTCTTTTGAATTTCATACATCCTCCATTTTCTTTTTTATGGCCGGCGGGCATGTTGCCAAAACCCGCCGGCCTTCGGTTGGGGTTATCAGATTATGCTACTATGCTTCCCTGGAATCCACGATAATCCATCACTGCTCCGCCATAGATGTGCCTGATCCTGTAAGTCAGGGTGTCATTGTTAAACATACTTCCGACATTCGGCATGTCCTGCACGAACAGTTCAGGCTCTTCGTTGCCGTCAAGAAATGCGATTTCGATCGTCGGGATATCTGCAGGATCCGCTACGAGATACCAGTTGTTGGCATCCGTCCAGTAGAGCACGGTTATCACATCCCATATCTGCCGCTTCAGAAAGTCCGGACTCTGAGGCATGTACTGCCCGGCGGATGGAGGAATTACTAAATCCTCAATTGTCTTCTGCAGGTCCGGCGGCCCGACTACAAACTTCGGAGGAATGCCAAGCTGCTCGCCACTATCGGCCTCAGTCTGCTTGATCATTGCCAACCGCCTGGCTGCCAGGGTTGTGGCGTCAACTGCAGCAGTGCCGATATTGAGGTGACCTGCTGTAAATAATGCCGTGCTGTCATAGATATTTGCATTATCCTTCAGGAAGTCAAATACGAATTTATAAAGTGTCCTCTTGGCCGCCCTGGCAAGCTTCTGCGGGATCCGCCTGATTGCCCCAACGTCGTCGTTTCTTATTGCCTCGATCGTAATGTCTTCCGTTCCGCCTTTTTTGGAGGGGCTGTAAGTTGCCTCTTCATCCGTCGGGCTGGTCAGAGCAGTATACGCACCTTTCTGCGCGACAGTCGGCAGGTCTCCATATCCGCCTATTCTCGGCCTGTGCTGAGTCCTGAAATCACCGACTGGCACGATACTAACGATCTTCCGCCAATCATCAAGCCCGGCTGCATTGTATTCAATCAGCATCCTTCTGGTAACGGAGTCACCAAAAGCCTCGGCAAAGGTGCCGCTCTGGATTGAGGCCTGAAGCCTGGTGGATGCACGCACCTGGCCGGTAAACTTTTCGTCGCCGGTTATTTTCAGATACGCAGCCTTAAAGCTGTTTACCTTTCCTTCGAAGAAATCATCCAGGAGTTGATTAACCTTATCCTGCTGACCCTCGATCACGCGGATATCGCCTGAGTCAATCACGGCGCCGGATGCAGTCAGCTTGTCAAGCACTTCCTTCTCAAGCTTGATAGCTGCCGTGAGCTCCGTAAACTCAAATACTTTCTCGCCATACTGAGACTTCAGCTTTTCCCTTACCGGCTCGGGCAATCCGCTCGTCTGGAGTTCGGAGTCCAGCTTCAGCGTGCAGGCTATCATCCTGACTTGCTTGAGGGCCTCAGCTTCCTTTGCCGGATCACCTGCTCCTGCTGCTCCTGCAGAGGTTGCGCCCTTCAGTGCTTCCATTGCAGCCTCTACGGCAGCCTTGACTTTTCCGTCAATCTCAGCGCCGTCAACGGGGTTCATTGCCGTTGCCATCAATTCGCTGACTTCATCTTCAGTAACCTTGTCGCCCTTGGCCTCAAGTGCCTCAATAGCTGCCTTGAGATCGGGCCGCTGACCTTTCAGCGCGGCCAACAGTTTCATCAACAACTTCATGCTGTCCTCCTCATGCCGCGCCGTTTTGGCGGCGGCCATCCTTATAAATTTCCCGCCTGCTGCGGGTTCGTAGACTACGTCCACGGTTACTGACACAACTTCTTCAAGGTAATATACTTCTTTCCCGTCCACCTGCTTGACGGAGGATCTTGCGGCCACATCGTTGGAGAGGCCGATCAAGTCGGGCTTGCCGCGACTGAAGCTGTCCACAAGCATGTCCCTAAGCCATTCGGCGGACTTCACAATCATGAAATCGCCTTCAAGTCCTGTAGATGTAGCTGTTACGTTTTCAATCCAGCCCACAATATCCCGGACTGATTTTCCGTATGGATGCGGCCAACCCTGATGCTGCGCCTCCAGCAAGGCAAACACCCTGCTGCCCTCATACTTTCCCTGACCTGCACGGATAGCGTCCTCAGCCCAGTAAATCAGGCCATCAACCGACAGACCATACTTAACAATATCCACACGCCACTTGTAGCCGTAATCTTCCGACTGTGCATCTGCTGTAGCGGCCTTCAGCATCATGTCGCTCTGAATCCTGATAGATCCTTTCTGATTATCAATCAGCTCTATCAGCTTGCCGGCTGCATCGAATATCTCGGTGTCTCCCTGCTGCCCCGCCCGCTGCCTTATCGCCGTAAGCGCAGACCTGTAGACCTTTCCGTCCTTGCCGAACGGATACATCCAGGCAGCCTTTGTCTCTTCGTTATCAACCCCGGATTTCTTTCCAAGATGCCACGAAGCGTATTCTTTCCAGTCCGGAGGATCCCCGAGGATTTTGTTTTCTTCGGCTGCCGAGATTGACCAGCCTGAGGACTTGTCAACCTTGCCTGAATTGATCAGCTTCCTGGCCTGGGCAACGCCTTTTTTGTTCAGCAGATTTGCCATGGTTTATTTTTCAACCTGCACTTTCTGCCCATCAGCCGAAACAATAACAACATACTTGCCGTAATCCTTCCAGGCAAGGACATCAGCCTCGGTCATCGGCCTGTCAAACGGCGTAAACTTCTTGACTTTCCTGCCGTCCTTCTCTTCCACCTTGGCCTTTGAGCCTGTAAATGTAAGCCCCTCGATCCATTTCTTGTTAAATTTCGATTCAGCCTTTTCTTTGGATTTCACTTCCGCCTTTTCTTTTAACTTCTGATCTTCAGCCATAACTTTTTGAACCTCCTCACTTTTTCTTTTCATCCCACCGGGGATGATATGGTATGTGGTCTCAACCACAATTGACGATTTCTGAAACCGGGGCATTCGGATCACGCGGATACATCATGGATATCCCGCCTATCGAAAACGCCTCATCCACAGGCACCCTGTTACCGTCAGCCCACAGATGTGTTGGTCTGGGCTGCTTCGGATGCCCTCGATGCTTCCACTCCTTCATCATTCCCGGAACCACCTTATCTGCCTGTTTCATCCGATCGAACGTCGCACGGGAAAAAGTCTTCCCCATCTCCGTCTTCGTGATGACTTCGGCCCGGTTCTCTATTGATCCAAAAATCGAGGGCTTGTCTACCTGCCCTATTATTGATTGCATAACTTCAAACGGAGTCTTCTGTCCGAGCACCCCCAGAGTCAGCTCTCCGCGAATCTGATCCCACGCAGCATCCGACAGACTGCCTATCTTGTGAAACGCATAATCCTTTAATGTAATCAGCACACTCTGGGGTAGTTCCCCAAAACCCAAAGCTATCCCGGAGCCGGAGGCGTAGGCATCCACAAGCTCCTCACCAAATCCCCACGCATCGTCCAGCAGGCCGCCCATCTGTTTTTGAGCGCCGCCCTTAAACTGATCCAGGCTGTATTGTATACCTGCCAGCGACTTCTTGAGCTGATAGGATGTGAACTCCTTTTCCGGCACATGTGCCAGCTCGATTATCACCTGATTTTTGACCTCCTGCAGCAGCCGAATCATCGCCTCAGTGCCCTCAATCATCCTCGTGTCCTTCAACTTGAGGATTTTTGCCAGTTCCGGACTCACCCATGCCATATCAGTATCGCTCCCATAGTGTCAGGAATTGTTTATAAACGCCGCAAAGGTAGCTTTCCGTGTCAGGAGCCGGGCTGCCGCCCTTAAGTCGCTTAGACAGGCTTAGATTTATCGTTAACATAATCCTCATATCCTTTTTTGCCTTCCTCTTCCTTCAGCTTTTCCTGCACGGTCTCAGGGTCGTAATCAAACCCGAGGAAGTTCAGGCCGAACGCAAACACTTTCTGCGACGTCTCCTTGTCGATCCAGCCCATGGTCTGGGCCGATGTCAGGGATGACGTCAATTGCTGCAAGGCAGACGAGAACTTCACAACATCCTTCTGCTCGATTTCCGGGATGGAGATCGTGTAGTCAAATGCCTCCTCTTCAGGTACCTTCAGATACCTGGCATCAAGCGCTTTCCGCAACACGAAATTAAAGACCGACTCCTTGATATATTTCACAGTCAGTTGTCTGCCGGCTATCATCTTCATTGTCGGCAGGCTCATCTCCGCTGCAGTCGCACGGTTCACATCACCGCCGCCGCCATACCAATGCTCGGGAAATCCGCCAGCGCCCATAACGTGATTCCGCAGGAGCCTGGCACCCTTATCTGCATCAACAGCCTTAAGCTCCGGACTTACTGCGTCCCAT